GTGTCAGGTATTATTGCGGCGATTTCTTATTTTGTGAAAGAAATCATCGTTTTCGTGTCTTATGTAAAAAACAACGCGTTTCCCCAACCGTTGAAGAAAGATGAAGAGCGTCTTTATCTAAAGCGTATGCAAGAAGGCGATGAAGAAGCACGGAATCGGTTAATTGAACATAACTTGAGGCTTGTTGCACACATCGTTAAGAAATTTGAGAACACCCGGGAAGATACGGAGGATTTAATCTCTATCGGAACGATTGGACTGATAAAAGCAATTGAGAGCTATTCCGAGGGTAAAGGAACGAAGCTCGCCACATATGCAGCGCGCTGTATAGAAAATGATATTCTAATGTCAATAGCTAAGATACATATTTAAAAGGTGTAGCTTGGTAGCTACACCTTAATTATACTCTATAGAAATCTCTTCGAGGTAACAACACCCACTTAGGATGTAATTCTCCGTCCGTGTCATCAAAGTAAACTTTTAACGTCATTACTTAATTTCTCCTCGCCTACCTGATTTTTAAGTTGGTTTAAAATAGCCAATGTTGATTTATAAACTTTCCCTTTGTTAAGAGAACGATTAATCCGTGACTCTTCACTCTTCTTTATCCTCATATATTGCATTTCCGTTTGGTTTTGTTGACGGATCATCCGTACTCGTTCTTTTATCATGCTGTCAGGTAATGCAAAAATTTCTCTCAACTCTATTAATGATTTTACTTCATTCATAATAGGTTCAAAGATGTACCTAGGCATCGATAAATATAACGAGGTCCAGTGAGCTTGACGTTCTTGTAGCCGTTCGAACTCAAGAGGCATATCCCGCTGATCCCCACAGTGAACAAAGTAGTGAGCCATTTCGTGAAAGAAATCCTTACGAATGTCTTCTTTTGACTGTTGATTGTTTATATACATCATTGCACATTTATCGTTATACAGGCAGTCTGTTTCATATTCATAATAGTTCACTTTGATTTTAAATAACGATGATAAATTCTCAATTGTTAAATCATGGGGGTTTTGAATACCTAGTTCTTTATACTTTTTCGCAATTTTTTCTTCTCTCAGATTAGCAAACCTCAAGTTATCACCACCAAGTACATTTGTCCTAATTATACGAATGTACGTTCTGTTTGTAAAGAAAAAGAAAAAGACCAAAAATGGCGATTAACCATTCTCTTGATCTTCTACTTCTTTTTGCCATTCTAAAAACTCCGCGAATTTTTGTTTTAATCTCGCTGTATCATCTTCTGATCTTGTCCGTTTAGAAAATCCGTCTTTTGCTGCATAACTAACAGGAGTTTCCTGATCTGTTCTACCTAATAAGAAATCTGTTGATACCTCAAAGAAATCAGCGAATTTATTTAACATTATAATATCTGGTACATTTTCACCAGTCTCGTATTTTGCATATGTAGACCGTTTAATTCCAAGTCTTTCTGCTAACTTCTCTTGGGTGATTTTCTTTTTATTTCTACATAATTTTAAGCGATCTTTAAACTCCATTAATTTTCCACCCGATTCGTAATGATTTAATTAAATTATAAGTGATTTTTCATCACAATGAAATAAAATGTTATTTTAAATAACAAAAACTTCTTGACTGTGATTTAAAATAACTGTATAATGTGATTATAAATAACAATAACGAGCTTTGGAGGTGATAATTATGGGACTCGTTAAAAGAAGTTGGTTAGTTACATTAAGGAATGAAATTGGGTTGACTCAAGAAGCTGTAGCTGAAATGGCTAAGATTGAACGTTCGACTTACACCAAAGCCGAAAATGGTTATCCAGTTAGAGTACAAACTGCAAAATCAATAGCAAATGTCCTTGGATTCAATTGGATTCTTTTTTTTGAAAATGATTGTGATTTAAAAGGACAAACAGATTGTTCGTAATCACAAATAACATTCTACTAGTTTTTATGAAATCCTGCTAGGAGGTAATTATGAACGTCCGAATAGAGAAAGGACCACATTTCGACCGAAACTTAAAATCGGCCATTTCACAAATCATTAAACAAGCTCTTCAAGAGCAAGAAAAGAAAAAGGAGGCCTAACATGCATATCGCCAAAAAACTAGTCGCACTCGAACAGGAGGTAAGGGGGTTAGGTGCTATCTCAATGTTCATCGGCGCAACCGGCATTTCAGTACAAATGAATTTCGGCGCTATTAATAATTTGGGAATTGAGGTCGAAATCGACAAAGATTACAAGGATGAGGGTCTCAAGCGAATAGTCGGTTACTCAAACGGCGTTGAGTTTATCGAACTGGCAACTGAAGAGGATATGGATAAATACTTCTCGCATTTAAAGGAGGAAGCGTGATGCAAACATTACCTAATTACGATAACTGGAAGTTGGAATCACCAATTGAATATAGTAAAGAGCTTTGTAAGTGTGGTTTTTGTAACACAGCGTTGCATGAGGGGGACGAAGTAATTCCTTATAACGATGCTTTTTATTGTTCTGAAGAGTGTTATCAAGAAAAGCTATGCCGTATGAATGAACCTGATTATATCACATTGAGCGAGGAGGTTATCTAATGTCTGAACGCACGAAAGAAATAAGGCAGGGGTTAGAGGATGTTATGGAGGGATTTTATCAAGAGGAACAACAACAAGAAGTATTCGAGGTAATGGATCTTGAATCAGCAGCAGAAGCGCAAAGACGCGTTGGTTATTTCAAGGAACAACAGGCGCAGATTGATGAAATTGCCCAAAAGCAAATTGAACCATTTCTTAAAAAAATCGAAAAGATCAAAACGTGGGCAGAAGAAGCTAAGAAAGAGTTTGTCGAACGTGAACAGTTCTATACTCATCGCCTAGAGTTTTACATGCGTGAAGAGGTAAAGAGACAAATGAATAGCGGTAAAAAACCCAAGAAAACGATTAAGTTGCCATACGGTCAAATTAAATTAGTTAAGCAACAACCAGAATTCCGAAAGGATGAAAACGAGTTACTGAACTATGCCAAAGCAAACGGATTTATCAAGGTGACAGAAAGTGCCGATTGGGCAGAAATCAAAAAGAGGTGTTCTGTATTGGGCGACAAGTTAATTGATGAAAATGGCGAAGTGATACCTGGAGTAACAGTAGTCGAAAGAGACGACAAATTCTCATTAGTATTGGAGGACTGAACATGAATATCTATCAAAAACTTCTGGAAGTTAGGAAATCCGTTCCTTACTTAAAAAAGGCTAGTCAAGGTCACCAGTACAACTACACAGGTTCTAGCCAAGTTCTGAGTGCTGTTAGAGAAAAATTAGACGAACTGGGTCTTGTGCTTATAACTAAAGTTATTGATAAGAACGTGCTTACAGAAACGGTTGAAAACAAGGATAAGTACGATAACAACAAAAAAACAACAACTTATTTTACTGAATTGAATTTGGAATTTACATGGATAAATGCAGAAAATCCTGAGGAGACAATCGTCATTCCATTCTATGCACAAGGTGTGGATATAGCAGGAGAAAAGGGAGTAGGTAAGGCACTCACATATGGAGAGAAATATTTCTTACTTAAGCAATTTAACATTGCGACTGACAAAGATGATCCTGACGCATTTCAACAAAAAGTAGAAAATTACAAGCCCCCAAAATTAATAACCCCTGAACAAATTGGCGAGTTGAAAACATTAGCATTGCAGTTTGCGAAATTAAGGAATCAAACAGAAGCAGCGGTTTATAAAGTCCTTGGGATTACTGATATCGAGAAATTGCCTGAGGGTATGGCACACAATCACATCGGAACGTTAAAAGCGTGGATTGAAAAAGCAGAAAAAGAATCAGATTGAGGGGCATAGCTTACCCGGCCGCCCCTCTCTAACCACAAGGAGTGTGATTATATGTTCACTTTATCATTAATTTCAGGTGTCGTCTATGACTAAAGAAAACTGGATAGGCCTCAGTATAGGCTTCACCCTATTTCTCGGTCTACTGGTGTATTCGCTTTATTTTAATTACGTTAACTATTGAATAAAAGGAGTTAGCTAAGTGAGTGCGTGGAAATCATTTAAAACAAGCTTCATGAAAGAGTTTAAGGGAAGGAGACTATTAGAAAATTTATTGTTTGGAGCGGTTGTCGCTCTAACATTCTTCGTCCTTTCCCACTTTATATAAGGAGGGTTGATATATGAAGGTAAGATCGCCTTTGATTTGGTTTGGTGGCAAGAGCAAGCAAGCTGAACACATCATCAGCAAAATGCCTAGCCACAAAGTATATATTGAGCCATTCGGCGGTGCTGCTCATGTGATTTCTCAAAAAACCCGTGTTAACCATGAAGTATATAACTATATTGATGGGATTCTAGTTAATTTCATCATGCAATCTATTGAAAATACAGAAAAATTGATTGAACGCTGCGCTGAACTTCCGTACAGTCGGGAACTTTACGACCGGTACCGGAAAGAGGAAATGCCTCGAGATCCATTTGAGCAAGCAGTCCGTTTTTTTCTACCTTAATCGATCGGCCATTAGCAAAGGAAATGCTGAGAAAGTGCCAACTACTGGTTGGAGACACAGTACAACGTGCAATCAAAACCCTGCTATGGGTTACGTTAATGCTTGCCAAGTTATTAAAGACTTTGCTAAACGAATGCAAGGTGTCATGATTGAAAACCTAGATTTTAGAACAATCATTGAAAAATACGATTCAGAAGAAGCTTTGTTTTATGTTGATCCTCCGTATGTTGGCCGAGAAAAGTTTTATGCTGGTGGATTTTCGTTAGAAGATCATTACGAATTAGGCGAAATACTTAATTCGATAAAAGGAAAGGCGATAGTGAGCTATTACGAAGATCCAATTATTAATGAGATATATGGAGATTGGAACATTGAGCGACATGCAGCTTTTAAACAAGTAGTTGGTGGTCATGATGTTATTCAATCAGAGGAATTACTGATTATGAACTATGAAACAAAGCAGCTTAGTTTATTCTGATATATCGCAGTACGACTCACGAAGGAGTGATACTTATTATTCCGTTTCCGAATCAAAAATACAACGTTATCCTAGCGGATCCCCCCTGGTCTTACCGCCAAGGTGGACGGGGCGCAGCGAAAAACCACTATCTTACCATGACAACAAAAGAAATTATGAGATTGCCAGTACAAGACATAGCGAAGCCTGACTCGATCCTTTTCATATGGGGGACGTTTCCGAATCAATCCGAAGTTGAAAAGGTGATTGAGGCGTGGGGATTTACGTATAAAACCGCCGCTTTCTTGTGGGTGAAATTGGTCAGCAAAGGAAAGCCCTGCATCGGCGGTGGTCACTACACCCGAGCAAACGCAGAACCTTGTTATGTAGCTGTCGGACCCGCTTTTAAAAACAAGCAACAAATTATCGACCGCTCGATCAGTCAAATTATATTTGCCCCTAGAGGCGTGCATAGTGCGAAGCCAGCTGAGGTGAGAGAGCGAATCGTCAAATTAGTTGGAGATGTACCACGTATAGAACTCTTTGCTAGAGAGAGAGCGCCAGGTTGGGAATCATGGGGGTTGGAAGTGCCAGTTTAACCACGGGGGGCTTACCCCTCCCCTTATAAAGTATTTATGCGAGTGAGGATCATCATGTGAAGGAGTGAAGATAAATGAGTGGATTTACAGGATATAGAAAGACAAACAAAATTGACTTTGGTGATTATGTCCAAATTGAAATGTACCGTTACCATTCCGAAAACGAATTTTATATTCACAAAGTCGTCAATTCATTGGAATCAAATGTTTGGGTTGATGTTCCTATCAAATGTGTGCCAACTGAAACAAGTCATAATCAAATGGAGAAAGTGTTGTCGGTCATTCAATGTGGAGTTGATGAAACAAAGGTTATAAGAGTAAGAGAAAAAGACTGCAAGTTATTAAAAAGAAATTAATGCACAATTCTTATTTCAAATGAAGGAGGGTCTATCCCTCCCCTATATAAAAGGAGGCTTCCCATGCTTGAACAATTCGTATCTAACCTAACAGCCGCAGAAAAAGAGAAGTTAAAAGCCATACTCGATGAAAAATACAATAAGGAGAATCAATCATGATACCTAATACAAGCAGAGAAGTATTGAACATCATCGCCAAGCAGCTGGACAAGCAGAACAGCAAAGGTTTATCCACGTATGGAACAACAATTGATGAAGCCTCTAATGATGATTACAACTGGAACGATGAAGCGTTAGCCGAACTAGCTGATGCTTGTCAGTACCTCGTTAAAGAAAATAAGAGGTTGCGTGTGAAAGTTATGCACTACGAGCGCCATTACGAGAATAGCGGTGGTATTTTTAACCGCATGAACATGAAACAAAGAATAGAAGAGTTGGAGAAGGAAAACGAGCTACTACGCCTAAATGAGCAGCGCTTGATCCTAACAGCACAGAAGAGGGTTGAGCGGTATGAGAAAGCGTTTTTAGAAATAAGACATTCCCCAGATAAAAATCTATTTGAATATGCCGAGTTTTGCCTAGAAACAGCTAAACAAGCATTGGAGGAATCAGAATGAAACAATACCACGACCTATTACGCCACGTATTAGAAAACGGAATCAAGAAAGAGGATAGAACAGGTACAGGTACACTCAGCACGTTTGGTTATCAGATGCGCTTTAACTTACAAGAAGGCTTTCCTCTTGTGACTACTAAGTATGTGAACTATGAAAAGGTGCTAGGAGAGTTATTAGCCTTTATAGCAGGAGAGACAAATGCGAATGTCATCGCTGAAAAGTATCGCTTTAAAACATGGAAGCTGTGGGCAGATGAGGATGGAGAGTTAGGTCCTGTCTATGGGAAGCAATGGCGTAGTTGGTGGGGCGCTAGTAGTATTATCAATCGAAAAGGCATCGACCAATTGCAAAATGTAGTTGAACAAATCAAAACCAATCCAAACAGTAGACGCCTCATCGTATCAGCTTGGAACGTTGGAGAGTTAGACGACATGGCTTTACCACCTTGCCACTTGTTATTCCAATTCTACGTTGCTGATGGTAAGCTTTCATGCCAACTTTACCAACGCTCAGCCGATCTTTTTCTAGGTGTGCCTTATAATATCGCCTCATACGCAACGTTGATACACATGATTGCTCAAGTGACTGGATTAGAAGTCGGGGAGTTCGTGCATACATTAGGTGATGCTCATATCTATCTAAATCACGTGGAGCAAGTGAAGGAGCAGCTTAGTAGAGAACCGAGGGAGCTTCCGCAATTAGGACTCGAGCCGGATATTAAAAACATTGATGATTTTGATTTCGATGATTTTAGCTTGATTTTGTACAATCCGCATCCGGCTATTAAAGCAGATGTATCAGTATAGAGGTTCTGAAAGCAACCCTCTTCAGACCCATTATGTACAGAAATTTATGAAAGGGAGAGGACAAATGGAAAAATTAAAATTGTCGGAGTTAAGTGATGATATTGAGGTATCAATCGAGGAATCAAGTACAGTCTACACTGTTGCTGAACTGAAACGTGAAATTATCGAATTAGGAGAGCCACACGATGAATCGTCTTGGTATACAATCACAAGAAAAAAATGGATACCAGATGCTCGTGGGATGGTTGAAGGATATATTGAGTCTGAATACGACAATATGTATGAAGATTGGGATGAAAGAGCTTGGGATTGTGTAATGAATCATGGTGCAATTGATAAAATTCAAGCAATTTTAAATGAAACATTTAAAGGTGAATATGCTACTGCTTACTGGACGTATGAAATGCCTGTTGAAATAGATATTTTACCAAAAACAGTTACTTCGTAGTACGGCCGTTTAAGCAATATACCAGGAGATTAACCTCTCCTCTTCTAAACTGGTGTGAATAAGACACAAACTGCGTACTAAGGAGGAAACGATTTGGAGATTAAAAAAGACTATACGAACAGAGGTTTTGATAATATCGAATTTAAAGATAGATATGGTGCTGCGTGTAGTATCCAGAAATCTTCTTTAGCCACTGAAGATGCAATTTGGTTTGGGGTAAATGATGCTGACCCTAAAATAATGGCTTCTAAAACAAGAGAAGGTGGTACAGGTTGGGTTTCCTATGACATTCCAAAAGATGTGCTTCTCACTACTAGAATGCACTTAACACAAGAACAAGTTAAAGAGTTGCTTCCAATTCTACATGTGTTTGCAGAAACAGGTGAATTACCAGGTTGATGAATAATTCGAAGGAGGGATAAAGTTGACTGTTAATTGTGTAATGTGCGAAAAGGAATTAAATCATGACGAGGATAATTATGAAATCGGTGTTTCACTAGGCGAATATTGGTGTAGAAGTTGCGCTGATGAAGAGGAACAAAATGACCATTACCAATAAGACACATGAAACGAAGGAGGAAATGAAATGCCGATATTAACGTTTTCTTGTCCGAAGTGCGAATATCCAATGGGTTTTGATTATGCTGACTATGATTTAAAGAATGCTATAAACAGTGAAAAATCAATTTATCACTACGAAGAATTAGAATGTGAGCAATGCGGTAAAAAATTAAAAACAGTCCCTTGGATTGCTGTTTATGACGAAGAAGAAGAGGAACCTATCACCTTTGTTTAATGAACATCTCTATGAAGAAGCGTTGAAAGTTATATTCTCTTTTACAGGCATCCCAGTGATGGTGTTACGTAAAATGAAACAATCAATCATGACAATACAGATTCCGAGGATGATTTTTATTCCTTCTGGTGATAAAAGTAATTGTCTCATAAACACCACTCCCTTTTCTATAATTTTCACTGGGTAGAAAGCCTGAACAGCTTCTGGGAGCAGAGCCTGTAAAAAAGAACAAGTTATTTTTTTATTCAAAAATATTAAGAAGATCTATACCTATTAGATTAAATAGTAAAACTACTACAATAAATGCAACAACAGATCCTATAACTTCCCTCAATAGTATCCCTCCTTTAGGAGAATTGTACCATAAAAATTAATATTTTTTGTTAGAAAGTTTACTGCGTATTCCGACCATTAGTCGACTCATTAAGCGATATAAAGAAAGGGTGGTATTTGTGATAGGAGTTAAGGGTATTGATTACCTTGATGCTGTTTGGGAAATAGCAAACTCAAGAGGTTGCAAGTGTAATACAAGCGAACATTTTTCACAAGACTTCTTAGGAGAAATGAGATGTGTAAAGTGTAAAGCGATTATTATTTCTCAATCAGAAGTAAACGAAATGGAAGCGAAAAACATGTTGCCAGCCCCAAAAATTACTAATGAAAAATTGAACGATTGGTTTAGCAATTAATGTCGCATTACGAGGATTAAGCGATACACAAGGAGATTAACCTCTCCTTCTCTTTTTTACCCAAACACCGAACATACATTCTTTTCCAACCCAAATAAAAAGGAGCCAACCATGTATAGTAGAGCGCCCCCTTTCGATTATGTAATTTATAGTGCAGTCGACAAACTGCTTTTTCATTCGCCTTCTTCATCGATATACAGTAGTTCGTCAACTGACACGTCAAAAAGTGTGCAAAGCTTATAAATTGTTTCAAAAGCAATTGTTGTAGATTGTTCGTTGTATAACTTAGAAATCGTTGTTCTGCTAAGACCGGTTTTTTCGGCTACATCTTTAATATTCATTTTGTGTTTTGCCATCAATACCCTTAGATTATTCTTAACAATCATTATATTCACCTCGTATAGTTTATGTTAATTATTATACACCAACATAATCATAGTGTAAACATTTTTTAAAAAATAACCACGAATGTGTTTACAAGAACCACATAGAGTGTTATAATTTATTTATTGAGATGGAGGTGAGTAGATGGAAAACATCGAGTTTAGGCTCCTTGAACAAATGGCGAAAAATAATATCCGTCAAATTAAAGAACTTCACGAAAAGTCAGGCGTTTCACGCACGACCATTTCGGCTCTGTTAAGTGGCGAAAAAATTGCCATACGACTCGATACGGTTGTGAGGCTTTGTAAGGCTCTTGATTGTACAATTGGTGATCTGATTGTGGTGGTCGATGAAAAAGAGACCGCTTGATATGGCGGTCTTTATGCGAGGTGAACATGGTTGTTGAGATATCTGATTAGAAAAGGAGGGTGATTGAATGAAAAGTGGCAAGAAGCCTACTCGCGCACAAATGGAAGCTATCTCGTACGCAGGTCTGTCAGCTGATAAGTGGCTAGTGGTTAAGAACTTGTCTGATGAGCTACATCTTACTCATCGTGAAACTGGACAAGTAAAGGTTATAGCAAATTAAACATAACGGATAAGGAGAGTGGGTGAATGAACGAGTTGAAAATAATTGAAATTTCAGGACAGAGAGTTCTTACCACCAATCAATTAGCTGAATCTTACGGTACGGATAATAGACGTATTTCCGAAAATTTCAGTTCTAACAAACATCGTTATAAACAGGACAAGCATTATATTTTGCTAGAAGGTGAAGGGCTTAGAGATTTTAAGAACAAATACGGAAATTCCGTAGTCGCTCAAACGGCAAACAAACTTTACCTTTGGACAGAAAAAGGAGCTTGGTTGCACGCTAAATCATTGAACACAGACGAAGCGTGGGAAGCTTATGAAATGTTAGTCGATGATTATTATCGCCAAAAGCAAACGGTCATTGATACTTCTCAACTTAGCCCGGAGTTGCAAATGTTCAAGCATTTATTTGACAGTTTGGCTAAAACTCAACTTGAGCAACAGGAGACAAGAAAAGAGTTACAAGAGGTCAAGACAGCTGTGACTACAATCAAGGATACTTTTTTGCAACGTGATGACGATTGGAGAAAGTCGGTCACTAGATTGCTAAATAAGGCAGCGAACGAACGTAATGGGCAATTTAGAGAGATTAGGAGCGAAAGCTATCAAATCCTCGAAGAACGCGGGCGATGCAACTTGAATATCCGTCTCGCAAACATGAAAGAAAGATTAGAAGAAAGAGGAGCGTCCAAAACAAGGATCAATCAAACGAATAAATTGGATGTGATTGAAGCTGATGCGAGGCTAAAAGAAATCTATACAACGATTGTTAAAGAATTATCCATAGGTAGTTTGGTGTAGCTAGACCAAGACGTCGAGAACAAATTTAGGAGGAGTTATGGAAAATAAATTAATTCTTATGTATGTGAAAGATGGTGTTGTTTATCCAGTTGCATTATCAGATGAACAAGAGAAAATATTTCAAATGACAGCAAGTCTATTTTCGCCAATTAAAGTCATAGAGAACTATCCATTAGGCAAGGTGATTAATTTGGCAGAAATGAAAAATAGCCACTGCTGCAACAGTGGCTAAAAGTTAACACCGATTCAATTAATCTTATACTCATTATACCCTAAATAATCCCTAATGAACACAGGAAACATATGTACGATTTGTAAGGAGTGAAAGCGTTGGGCATTTATCGAGTCAGCAAAGACAACAATTTCGTGGTCATGAATAAAACAGCTTTGCAAGATGAGCGCCTAAGTTGGAAAGCGAAGGGGTTACTAGCTTATATGCTGTCAATGCCAGACAATTGGAGATTCTATAGAGAAGAACTAGCGACACATGCCAAAGATGGTGTCGATTCAGTAAAGAGCGCCTTAAAAGAGCTTGGGGAACGCGGATATCTCAAGCGAGTAAGGAAAAATGATGAGAACGGAAAAATCTATTGGGAAACAATTGTATATGAAATACCACAGGAGGATTCACCACCGGTGGAAAAACCACCAATGGTTCAACCACAGGTGGGAAAACCACCGGTGGAAAAACCATCGGTGGAAAATCCACTACTACTAAATAATAAAGAACTAAATAATAAAGAACTAAAGAAAGAAGAAGAAGCAAATGCCTACTTATTCTATCAACAAAACATCGGAATGATTTCGCCATTTCAGTGGCAACAGCTTTATGGATTTGTTGAACATGACGGAATGGAGGAAGCGGTTTTAATCGAGGCGATGAAACAAGCTCTTTTGCAAAATAAGTTGAGTGTTAAATACATTACAGCCATTCTTAACGATTGGAAAAAGAGCAACATCAAAACGGTAGGACAAGCTCAAGCAAAGATACTTGATTTTGAGCAAAGGAAATCACAAACCCCTAACTACCCAAAAGAGGTGAAATCGGATGACAGGCATGGAAGAGGCAATGGAGCAAATGATGACCGACTTGGGTGCGTCCGACTCTACAAGTAAGCGACCTATCTTTTGCGAAAAATGCGGTAAGGAACGTGACCAGGTGCTAGTGAAACACCCATTCAAAGATACCAAGTGGTGGGCGCCAGTCGTTTGCGAATGTGTCGAGCGAGAAATGGCAGAGGACAAGCGTCGCCAAGAAGCTTATTACAAGAAACGGAAAATTGAACGAGCGTTAAAGAACAGTAGCAGCCTAGAGGATATAAAAAGTATGACATTTGAAAATTACAAAGCAAGACCTGGAACCGAAAGAGCGGTTGAAGAAGTAAAAGACGCCGTTAGGAATTTCGAGGAACGCGGCAAGTTGGGCATTTTCATTTTCGGAGAAACAGGAAACGGCAAGAGCCATATCACAAGCGCTGGAGGAAATGAGTTGATTGCAAAAGGGTACTCAGTTATCTTCCTGACCGAAAAAGACTTACTCAGCCGGTTTGCTTCAACGAAAAACTTCAACAATAACGAGTCATTTCATGAAATCATGGACGCTTGCATCAAAACAGACTTGCTCATCTGGGATGACTTCTTAAGTAGTCAAAAACTAACTAACGAAGAAAAAGACTGGATATTCCAAATTATCAACGGCAGAGAACGCGCGAATAGACCGATTTGGGCAACTTCGAACTTAACACCGCAGGAATTTGAGGACGACCGCACCGCTTACAAACTTGATGACAAAGGACGTACATGGTGGAGATTAATCGGCAACATGAATCCGATTTACAACAGAGCTACGAACTATCGAAAAGCAAAAGCGATGGCAAGAGCGCTCGGGATGACGGTTGAGGAGTACGAGTCAAAAGGGTTGATGGTATGAGCGTCGCATGGTGGGTAGATTTAGACTTTATCTGGTCTAAGGAAGTGGAAGTCTCATGGCTATACAGTTAAATAATTACGCTGATGACTATTATATACCGCTAGAGGATCTCGATTGGCGATGGACTAAGCAAGAGGTTGAAGCTTTCCGCCACATGTGGAATACAGGCTATTCACCCGAAAAAATAGCGAAATATTTAAACAGAGAAGATCCTGACGAAGTAATCGTAATTGCGCTATGTCAGCTTAGAAAAGGCGCTATCGAGAAACGCCCTGGTGGGATGAAAGGAACAATCGAGTGATTGGGGGTGTATCGGTGAAAAGGATTGATGTGATAAAGCAAATTAACATCATAAAAGACACGTACTGTGAACAGTGCCCTTTCCAAACATACGAGAACCCAGCGGATTGTGCAAGGTGCAAACATTACGCTGAATTAAACCGATGCGGGGCAATGTTAACGAAAATATCGAAGGAAAGAAGGAGAAAGAAGTCGCCTAACAACAAGCGAGGTCAAGAATTAAGTAAGCGAGACTATACAAAGCTTAAGAAATTGAAATGTACTGATAAAGAGATCGCGAGTATGTACGGGATCGGAATGACAAAGTTTATGCAGAAAAAATATTCATGGGGCATTGCGAAGAAGAAAGGTGGCGAGTGAGGATGAAAGACTTGGGAAGCGGTGTACTGGTGTCAATTGAAGATGCTGTGCAACAAAATATCGGTTTAATCAAAAAAACAGCTAGTAAATATGCGAAGAGTTCAAGGTTTTACGGTTTTGATTTTGATGATTTGTTTAGCTATGCGTCAATCGGATTATTAAAAGCTTACAACAATTTCGATGCGAGTAGGGGAGTGAAATTTTCGACATATGCTGTCGAAATGATGAAATGTGAAATAAAGAAAGCTTTTAGAGAGTGGAATATCGGACCAAAGACGATTCGAAGATTAAAAGAATGCGGATTGAAAATATCAAAAGCTGACGATTGGGAATCAAAGAGTGCTGAACAGCTAGCGGAAGAACTAAAGGAAAGTGTTAAAACCGTGTCGGAATCCCTAGTTTACTTGCGACAATGTCGGCCTGCATCGATGCAAGGGGCGGCGATATCAAGTGATGATGGCGATGTTAATTTAGAGGACACGATCGGGAAAGAATTTGACGTCAGTGTTCTTTTCGTTAGTGAGTTTATAGACAGTTTGACCGAAAGAGAGCGAGTAGTGTTACAAAAAAGATTGAATGGTTATACACAAGGGGAAATTGGAAAGGTTGTTGGCGTTAGCCAGTCTCGTGTAGGGAAGATCCTTAACAACGATATTACCGAGAAAATAAAAGAATACATGGCGGTTTAAGGAAGGTGGTGCTGTGATGAAAAAGACAAGCGAAATGACAAAAGCAGATTGGTTAGCTGAGCAGAAGCGGATTATCAGAGAGGAAGCGAGAGACGAGAAGAAGGATACCTTGAGAGAATGAAATAGGTAATTAGAGATACTTCGGCAATCGAAAATATCACTGGTGTGAAGAAGTAACTTTTGAAGGGGTGAGCTAATGCGTTTAGACCTTGAACCTATCAGAAGCGTAGCAAAGCCTAAACATAAGCGGAAATCGAGAAAGAGAGCCGACAGAGGTAAGTTCACGGACCCAATAAGAAAGAAAATAAAAGAACACTTTCAGCACACTTGCCAAGAATGTGGAGGCAGAGGGCATCATTGTCACCATGTAAAGCCAAAAGGAAGCGGTGTAGGTCGAGGGGTTTTCACGAACGGATTATTGCTCTGTAAAAGGTGTCACGATGCGATACACAATGAATTAGACCAAACGAGATTGAAGTATTGGCAAAATGTATTCAAAGAACAATATGGGATTCATTATTTTCGAGACAAAGAAGATTTAGAAAGGATTTCGTGGGAAAGGAGGAAACGAGTTGAGGATTTGTACGATGAATAATTGCGATAATCCTAATTATGTCGGTGGTCTTTGTAATGCTCATTATCTCAGGAAGCGCAGGCATGGAGATGCAAACATTAAAAAGAAAAAATATAATGAACCGCTTAATTTTGAGATTAATGAAAATGGTTGTTTTGAAGTTACTTCTCATAGAACAGGAACGCACGGTTATCCTCAAGTCAGGCACAAAGGAGTGGCTTCTCCTGCTCATCGGAAGGTATTTGAAGAAATGTTCGAGGAAATACCAAAAGGTTTAATGGTTCGCCATAAGTGCGATAATCGTTTGTGTATCAATCCTGAGCATTTAGAACTAGGGACACTGAAAGATAATATGAGAGATAAAGTTGAAAGAGGTCGACAATCTAAAGGTCAAGATGTTGGATCATCAAAATTGAAAGAATTCCAAGTTATGCAGATAAAAAGCGCATTATCGCAAGGGATTAGTGTAAGGAAATTAGCAGCGGAGTATAAAGTTGGTGTTAGTACGATTTACGATATTTACTACGGTCGAACATGGAGACATCTGGAACAAGAAGCACTTGAAAGAGCGATATCAGAATGACGCGATGGGTAACGATTAGACCGTATCTCGACATAGACAAGGAGCTGCTAACAAGAATCGTCATTCATCCAGAAGGCGTAAACAAGCAAGAGATAAGAGCAGAATACGGCGAGTACATGCAGGAACGAAATGTGCTAATAAAAAGAGGGGATAGGTACGAGTTTAAGGAGTAGGAGACAAAATAGGCGTATTAAATTAAAGGAGGAATTTGTGATGTTAGAACCAAGATTTTGCTATCGTATTTCAGCCAAAGCGGGTATGGCGCATGATGGAAAGGGTAATGACGCTTCTTGTTTTACGCAAATGAATTTTGAAGGTGGGAAAGCATTGAGTGAAGATGATTACAACTCACTTCATGAAAAGTTAAAAATCTCATTATCTAATCAATTAGATTTACCAGTCGAGTATTTAGAGTGTATCAGTCAACAAGAATATGATGAAAATCACGATGACGATTGACGCATATCCCGATAATCAAACCAAACAACCTGTACTCACATAAAACCTAATCATAAAAAAGCACACAAGATACCACATTACACTATATAAAAAATCGAATGCCTGTTCAAGAGAATGGGCGTTCGTAGGAGGTAACTATGAGTCTACACATACAAAACGGAGCTGGGTATGCAGATGTATACAAAGGCATGAACATAGTAGCGAGGATATGGGATGACGGGAACGGTGGTCATCTGGTGAAGGTATATGCAGATGGTTATGATACGACAGTTTCGAGCACGCAAGACGCGCTCAAAATGATCGCTGGAAGATTGGAGGATGAATAGATGCTTAATAGGGTGACACTTACTGGACGGTTAGGCAAGGATTGCGAACTTAGATATTCTCCTCAAGGGGTAGCAATCGGTAATTTTAATTTAGCAGTAACGCGACAGTACAACCGAGAGGAAACAGACTGGATTCAAGTGGTCTGCTTCAAGAAAACGGCTGAAAATACGGCTAGCTTTACGAAAAAGGGTTCGATGGTGGCGATAGACGGAAGGATTCAAACAAGGAACTACCAGAATAGCGAGGGAAAGACTGTCTATGTGACGGAAGTAATAGCCGACTCTGTGATTTTCTTAGAAAGCAAGGGTTCAAGTCAAGGTAACTCCGAAAATAGCAACAGAGGGCAACAGGGAGGGTATAACAACGATCCGTTTGCTAATGATGGAAAATCAGTTGATATAAGCGATGATGATCTTCCGTTTTGATGAGTAAAAGACACATGAGGTGAACCTATGGACCGCAAACAAGCAAGAAAAGAGCTACAAGACATCCTCTCTCAAAATAGCGTGAGGGTGTCTAGGCTCAAACGAGTGATAGAAGCTATCGGAATAGAGCAGCTTATCAAACAGAATGTGGAGCAGGCGAAGAAGATACAACGGCAGACGGAGCGGTTGAAACAATTAGAGCAAAGGGAGATTAGATGAATCTTATAAAATTATTCGAAATGCAACGTGTGCTTGATGGACGGATCATAAAGGAAAAGGGGTTAGAGGGGCGAGACCTTCTTCCTCAGAAAATACTAGCTTTGCAAGTGGAGCTTGGAGAATTGGCAAATGAGTGGAGAGGGTTTAAGTTTTGGAGTGAGGATCAGAAACCTAGAACAAGAGAATATCTAACAGAATACACAGAACAAGATTCGATATTAGGTCCTGGAGCGATATGGAGAAATCCTCTCCTAGAAGAATACGTGGATTGCTTACACTTCATTTTGTCGATTGGGTTGGAGTTAGGATGTGAAAATACGCTAGTTGGAACGGCTGATTTTTTCGATAATGTCACAGAGGCGTTTAACTCTGTTTTTACACAAGTACAAACGGTCGCAAATACGCCAGCTTTCAGCAGTGTGGTTAAGAGGGGACGCTACTCAATTTTATTTGATTACTTTTTAACCCTAGGTGTAATGCTCGGCTTCACATGGGAACAAATCGAACAAGAGTATTTGCGGAAAAATCAGATAAATCACGATCGTCAAAATAACGGATATTAGGGGTGGCGAGCGATGAGATGTAATGATTGCATGCAGTACACCGTGCAATGTCCTTGTTGTAGTGAAAGTTTTTGTCCGGGATGTGGAATAACGGAAGAAGAGTTGGAAAGTAACGAAGATGAATGAATGGGATGAGCAGATTAGAAAGTTGAAGCAGAAACAGGAGCAGAGCAAACAAACAGAGGTTACATACAACAAGACAGGTCGCTGCTCCTGTGGGTGCGGAAGGTTTGGACATGAAATGAGAAATGGAGATTTGATACGGATATGCCACGATTGCAAAGCGGAGAAAGAATTTTAAGGGGGATGAGTATATGAATAAAACACTAGCAATTATTGGTGGGGTAATGCTGGCTATTTTGATAACAGGAGTGTCTGGGTTAATCGGTTACGCAGTTGGCTATATTTTTGATTTGATTTTTGGTGGGGTTAATACGATGTTGATTGCTTATGTATTTGCAGGGGTGGGTTTATTATCGTGGTTAACATATGTGATTATCTTGGCTGCTGGTTTTATGTATGCGAAGAAGAAGGCTGATGAATTTGACGAGGAATTCGACCGTAAGTGGAAAGGGTTTCGTTAATGGGGAAAGTCAAGATACCAAGTAAGAGAACAACCTATTACGGGATAACATTCGACTCGGCAGCGGAAGCAGAATTTTATCTTATGCTGCGAGCTGATAAGACAGTGAAAGAGATAGAGTGCCAACCGCAATATACACTACTAGATCCTTTCGAGGTTGCTTGTATAGCTTGTGCAGGTCAAGGCAAAGCGGTGTCGGAAAAGACAGGTAGGCTCATAAAATGCAGACGTTGTAATGGATCGGGCAAGAAAGGCAGACAACCTTGGACGTACAAGCCTGACTTCAAAGTGACATATCATGATGGACGAATAGAGGTCATTGATGTCAAAGGCGGATTTGTAAACGAGAACTTCAGACTAGTTAAGAAGATGTTTGAATACACCACTGGACAAGAGTTGGTCGTGTGGAAGAAAACAAAAAAAGGCTGGAAGAAGGGATGATTTCATGAAATGTATTTATCTAAACGGAATTGAACTATCAAAAGAGGCGGCAATTATTTATGAATCCACAATCAATAAATACGTTGAAGTGGCAAAGGAATTGGGGAGAGCGTTAATTTCTTGGGTGAAGGAAAAATGGGAAAAAGTTAAAGAGTGTGTCATGAGGTTTTACCAAAGATACCAGGTCATTAAGCGTAATTACTTTGTCAAAAGAAGAAGTACTACAAGAAAAATAGATCATCAAGTAATAGACAAGCGCCCGTTTCGGATACTAGCTAGGAGTAATTGTTGAGGGGTGAGCGAATGAAAATACCACTAGGTCACAAGATTGCACATCGATTAGGAATTTGTCGTCTATCTCTCTGTATAAAATACGAATGTTGGAACAGGAGAGAAATGAAAAGGTGGCGGTGGTGAGTAAATGACTCAACCGAGAAGAACAATCGAATTGACACAGATAACTAGCGAAATGTACGAGATTACAAAGCGCATGGATAAAGCGAGCAAAGAGATATTCCGTCTTGCTGAAAAGAAAGCCGATACGGAATTGGAATATAGACGAGAGCTAGGAAAGGCAATTGTCCGTTTAAGGAGTGAGGGTGTACAAGCCACTCTCATTCCAGATATGGCAAGAGCAGAGGTAGCTGAACTTAAGCATGCAAGGGATATGGCGTTAGAGCTTCACAGGAGTGGATTGGCTTCGCTTGATGTGATTCAGGCACAAGGCAATATATTGCAAAGCATTAGTAAATACCAATCAGAAGTGTAGGGGTGATGTTATGAATTTTCACGAAGAATTGATGAAATTCACAACAGGATTATTTGTTATAGCTTTAATAGCGCTAATACCTTATGCAGCCTACCAGGAAGAAGGGTGGATCGGAGTTGTTGCTGTTTTTGGCATGTACATCGTATTGGTGGCGTCATGGTTAATAGGTAGGCTCATCTGGTCTTTGTGGGAAAAAAGATAAAGGAGAGGGAGCGCATGAAAGTGTTCAAGCTATACGTAAATAAAGCGATGCATAAAATGTATTCTCTCAATGAGCAAGGATTTACCGAGTGTCAAAAGGAGTTAGACAAGCTGACAGAAGAAGGTGTTGAGAAGCGTGACGTATACGTGATAATTGACCAAATTTGAGAGGGGTGGGGCATATGGAAAAGAGGGATTTGTCGGATGTGAAGATGGACTTGAATGCAGTAGGTGGCAACCTGCTGTTGTTCAGCCCGTTCTTATTCGTTTGCAACGTATGTCATACACACAACTGGTTCCACGGCAGCGGAGAACAGTTAAAATCGTTCATTCGCAACATGAAAAGGACAGGATACGCCAATTGCCCGAGATGCTACCACACAAAGAAAATCGACTACACTTGGAAGAAAATGTTAGAACAACAGGGATTTGAGTGGAGGGGATAGGATGACAGCACTAAGAAAAGCGACATTCAAACATGTGGAAGCGGAATTGTACGCATATCCCGATACAAAAAAAGAGATTAAAAGGCTAAGAGAGCAAATCATGAATGATACTGAAATAGATGAAAATGTGGGGATGGGGAGCAATAGCGTAAGAGTGGCTTCTCGCCCTACTGAACAAATCGCCACTCGCTTAACAACCAACAAGACCTTGCGTAATTTAGAAGAGATTTCAGACGCAATAGAGAGCGTGTACGAGCAGTTAGAGGAATCGCAAAAGAAACTCATACGGTTGCGGTACTGGAATGGGCGTAGAGGGTTTAGCTGGGAAAGGATCGCACTTGAGTGCAACATTAGCGAAAGAACGGTGTATAACTACCGAAATATGATTATTGATGCTATCGCTGAAAGGGTAGGTTGGAGATAAGACGAATGATGTTCATTAAGAAAGGGTGAAAAAATGAACGAACATGAAAAAAGAAGGATTAGGAGACTGTGGACTTTGTTTTTTTGGAGACACCCATTTACAAAATTCGTTGAGTGGACTTTAAAGAAAGTGATAAGGAATTAAGAAACTGATTTATAGCACGATCGTTATTTGCAGTAAATTTGCAGTTTTGGGGGGTAAAACCCTGTTACTATGATAGTAGGTGAAAAAGTTAGTATGTAATCTCCTGAGTGGTCCATTTTTTATGCTAAACCACGATGAAAGGAGATGGTATTCGCTTCAACCCAATCGTCAAAATAAAAGACGGTTGTATCCTAGGTGGTTGCGGGGCGAAAACAATTTAAAAAACACTTGTCGCAAAAAGTGAGAGCTTATAATTGCGGCAGGTGTTTTTATTATGCCTCTATCGTCTAACGGATAAGACAACGGGTTTCTATTCCGTCAATGTGGGTTCGATTCCTGCTAGGGGCTTTAAAACAAACATAGGAGAATGAACATGAAAAACAAATGTAAAGGGTGTGTATGGGGTACGAAGATAAACGATAAGAAGATATTGTGTATGTTTCCTAGGTGCATAAAAAATAGCCAGGTTCCCCAAACCTGACTATTATATAAAATAGAAAAAGCGCATAACTAAATGGTACAGGCGATAAATCTGAATTGCAAGATAATTTTGCAGGGATTTCCTCTTTTTTTGCCGAATTTGTGGGTAGAAGGGAGATGATGATGATGGTGGAAAACACGGATCAAATTTTAACTAGATTAGTGGTCAGAGTGATTGAGTTAGAGGCGAGAGAAAAAGCGTTATTAAAGATTTTGGTTGAAAAAGAAGTTGTCGACCATGATGTTTTTTCAAAAGAAATAAGTGATCACTTTGAAAGTGTACAAAAAGATTCGATGATGGATCTTTTAGGTGTGAGTGAAGAAGAGTATAAAGAATTAGAGCGAAGAAATGAAATCGGGTAATTAAAACAGCATCCTTCGGGGTGCTTTTATTTATTGTCAACAAGGCGCAATCGAATAGTGTAGAGTCGCAATCTTGCTGTTTGTGTCTTGTGGAGAGTAAATAAAACAGTGTAGGAGGTAGGTGCTATGTAATGAATTGGGAAGAGATAAGAAAAGAATACGAGACAACCACCATCACATTAAAGGCACTTGCTGAGAAACATGATATAAAGTTAGGTACTCTTAAAAGCAGAAAGAGTCGTGAAGGATGGGAGAGGGATGCACCTAAAAAGGATGCAACCAAACCAAAGAAGGTTGCAACCAATCAACAGAGGGATGCAACCCCTCAGCCGATTATAGAGAATGATGATTTAAACGACAGACAAAAGATGTTCTGTCTTTATTACATCAAGTATTATAATGCGACCAAAGCATATCAAAAGGCTTACGGATGCGCTTATAGTACAGCGATGGTTGAAGGTCATAGAAGTCTAAGAAATCCTAAGATATCCGAAGAAATCGAACGTCTGAAAGCTGAACAGCAATCAGGCGTTTTTTTAGATGCTCAAGCTGTCCTACAGAAGTACATTGATATTGCTTTTGCGGATATAACGGACTTTGCTACTTTTGGTAAGAAAGAGGTCATTGTCGATTATGAGGATACAGAGGATGGTAGGAAGCCTATTAAAGAATTTTACAATTATGTAGATTTTAAAGAGTCATCCGAAATTGACGGTACCGTTGTTACTGAGGTCAAACAAGGCAAAGATGGCATATCCGTCAAACTCGCAGACAAGATGAAAGCTCTTGAAATGTTGACGAAATACTTCGACCTTCTATCTGAGAATGATAAGAAAAAGCTGCAAGAAGAAAAGCTTAAGGCAGAAACAGACTTCGCTAAAGCGAGAGCGGAATTAATAAAAGGTGCCAAAAAAGATACTTCTTTACTTGAAGCTCTTATCGATGTGGTGAAAGAAAATGATTAACTTCTCTCCTAAGCAGAAACAAGTCATACAAGCTCCTTTTGATGTGACATTGGAAGTTAACGAGGGCACGCCACGTTCTTCTAAGACGACAGCAGGAGTATTTAAGTATGCTCGCTATCTTGCTGCCACGCCAGATGAAAACCATTTAGTTGTCGCCTATAACCAAGAGCAAGCCTTTCGGCTATTTATGGAATGTGACGGATTTGGACTTATTCATATATTTGGAGACTTGGCCAAGATTAAGCATGATGAGAATGGCGACCATTTAGAATTGCACACGCCCAACGGAGTGAAAAAGGTGTATTACAAAGGTGGAGGGAAAGCGGACAGTAAGAAAGCGATAACTGGTATGTCGTTAGGTTCTGTAGCCTTTTGTGAGATAGACCTATTGCACATGGATATGATTCAAGAGTGCTTCCGGCGGACGTTTGCTGCTAAGATGCGTTACCACTTGGCAGACCTTAATCCTCCTGCCCCTAATCATCCAGTGATAAAAGAGGTATTCGAGGTTCAAAAGACACGTTGGGTGCATTGGACCATTGACGATAACCCAATTATCACAGAAGAACGAAAACAGGAGATATACGAAACGCTGAAAAAGAACCCTTACTTGTTGCAACGTGATTGGTATGGCAAGCGTGTTATCCCAAGTGGTGTGATTTACAGCATGTTTGACATGAAAAAGAACATCAAACAGAAGCTTGAAGGCAGAAAGATAGAAATGTACTTCTCTGGTGACGGTGGTCAGAGCGATGCTACTAGCGTTAGTTGCAACATCGTCACGAGGCATAAAGGGAAGAAGAGGCAATATGATTACAAACTAAATAGGGTTGCTCATTATTACCATAGTGGTTCCGACACGGGTCAAGTAAAAGCAATGAGTACCTACGCTAAAGAAATCAAGACTTTCATTCTATGGTGCCAAGAGAAATTTGATATGGTTCGCTCAGAAGTGTTTATCGATCCGGCCTGTAAGTCATTACGAGAAGAGTTGCATATGTTGGGAATCATAACGAGTCCAGCTGATAATAACTCGAAGGATATAAAGGGATCTTCAAAGGGGATTGAGGTAGGGATTGAGCGAATGCAGAGCGCTATTACAAACGAACAATTATTGCTACTGGAAACAGAGGAATACGACCACTACAACTTTATCAAAGAGATAGGGATGTACTGTCGAGATGACAATGGCAAGCCTGTAGATGAGAATAATCATGCGATGGATGAGGCGAGATATGCCAACAATTATTTCTATAGAAAATATGTGCTGTAAGAGTGACGGATTTCAGTATTACGTTAATCACAATTTGTAAAAGTTAGAACTTAAATTTTAGGGGGTTGTTAAAGTGCCAAAATATCGAAAGAAACCAGTGGTTATTGAAGCTGTTCAATTCACAGGCAAAAACGAAGAAGAAATAGAGCGTTTTGTCGATAAACCATTAGATAAATTAAAAGTGATGGGAGAACGCGAGACGGTGGCTTTATTTATAGAGACGCTCGAAGGTGAAATGACAGCCAATGTAGGGGATTACATTATCAAGGGTATAAATGGGGAGTTTTATCCATGTAAACCAGATATCTTTGAGAAAACATATGAAGTTGTCAAAGAATAGGCGGTGATGACATGTTCCACAAAATTAAAGGCTTCTTTAAGGGGGTGATGCAGAGAATGGGACTCGTAAAAAATATTAAGAGCTTATCGCAGCTAAAACAGATTCCAATGGACGATGAATATTACAAGCACATTGACAAATGGAAAGCACTCTACCAAGGCTATTTTAGCGATTGGCATGATTTGAAATACAATACAATCAACGGCACGAAGAAACGTCGTATGGGTACGTTAGGGATGCCGAAAGTGGTAGCGCAAGAGATGGCTTCGCTCATATTTAATGAGCGGTGTGAGATCAATATATCTGACGAGGAATTATCAAAAAATATTAAGAATGTGTTTGATCAAAATAAATTCGTCAAACGATTCCAGGATTACCTTGAGTTTCAGTTTGCGCTTGGTGGAATGGTCATCAAGCCATATTTTAGCGATGGGAAGCTTAAGCTTTCTTACGTGACTGCTGATTGCTTCATTCCGGTTAGCTGGGATAACCAAGGCATCCATGAAGCGGTATTCCCTAACGAGATCCGCAAAGGGAAGAAAAAGTACACTCACCTTGAATGGCATCTGTGGGAAGGTAAGGAATATGTCATTAAAAACGAGTTATTCGTAAGCGACAACAACAGTGATCTAGGAAAAAAGGTTCCGCTCTCTGAACTTTATCCAGACTTAGAAAAAGAGGTAAAAATAAAGGCTTTCAAGCGTGCTAATTTCGTTTACTTTCGACCAAACATTGCTAATAACATTGACATGCATAGTCCTCTTGGTATTTCTCTCTTTGCCAACGCACTAGATACACTTAAATCTCTCGATATTGCGTTTGATAGTTATCAGAGGGAGTTCAGGCTAGGAAAAAGGCGAATTATCGTTCCGGCTTCTGCTGTGAAGATGGTAGTGGATGAGGACGGGAACATGAACCGTTATTTTGATGCTGATGATGAAGTGTATCAAGCGATGGGTACTGGTAGTATGGATGAAATGAAAATTCATGACAACACCGTTGAGTTACGGGTAGAAGAACATATTGCTGCGATTAATTCTTATCTTAATTTACTCGCTACTCAAACGGGGTTCAGCACAGGGGCTTTTACTTTCGACGGAAAGAGTATGAAAACCGCCACCGAGGTTGTTAGTGAGAATAGCAAGACGTTCAAATCGAAGCAATCTCACGAAAACATAATTGAAGCTGGGTTAACCGAGTTAATTGACTGCATCATCCAAACTGCTGAATTGTATGAAGTGTTCGAGCGACCGAAAGAGGGTTGGGAGGTAACAGTCACATTTGATGACTCAATAGCCGAGGATCAGACAGCCGAGATTAATAAACAAGTACAGCTCGTATCTAACAAGCTCACATCAAAGAAAAGGGCAATCATGAAAATACATGGATTATCAGAGCAAGAAGCTGAACAGTTGATGAAAGAGATTGCGGCCGAGAATCAAACAGCGACAGCGGAGACAATAGACTTTTTTGGCATGAACCGAGTTGATGCATAATGAATCCTGAGCGTAACCAAAGGGTAGCACAGCCGATTACGGACATTTATTTGAGAATTGAAGATGAAATCCTGACTAACATAGGGAAAAAACTTAGAAGAGACAGGGAGCTGCTGATCGATGGTGATTTTGAATCGTGGCAGCTTATTAAGTTATCGCAGTTGAATAAGTTAACTCAAGAAAATCTAATTACGATTGCAAGGTATAGCGGCTTGGCGATCGATGAAATATCTGAACTTCTCGAGAAAGAAGGCTATAGGAGCATAGCCGAAACGGATAGATCGTTAGATGACGCTGTTAGGTCCGGTCATGTGATTAGACCACCGGCAGGCGATTCTCCTGTAATTAGAAACATCCTTGATGTTTACCAAAATCAAGCGAGACAATCTTTTAATCTCATTAATTCGACCATGCTACAACAGTCAGAAACAGCGTATGTGGGCATTTTAAACGAAGCGAATGCTTTAGTGATTACAGGGGTTAAAACGCCGCAACAAGCCGTTAGAGAGGTTGCTAGTAAGTGGGCGAATAAAGGGATCCCTGCTTTAGTAGACAGAGCAGGGAAAGAGTGGTCGACAGAAGCTTATGTGAATATGGTCATTCGAACAACATCTAACAACGTAGCAAATGAAATGCAGTTCGCAAGGATGGATGATTATGAGATTGATCTAGTTGAAGTATCCAGCCATATCGGAGCTAGACCAAGATGCGCACCGTTTCAAGGGCGGATATTCAGTAGGAGTGGCACTAGTGACAAGTACCCCCCTTTGTCGGAAACAAGCTATGGCGAGTTAGCTGGATTGAGGGGGATCAATTGCGGACATGTTTTTTACCCGTTTGTCGAAGGTGTATCGATACCACGTCCTCATGATTTCACGAAAGAAGAAAATGACACGGCCTATAAAGAATCGCAGAAACAGCGTTATTTGGAACGTCAGATACGATATGCCAAGCGTGAATTAAACATGATGAGCGCAATGGGTGATGAAGAAGGCGTTGCGATGGCTAAAAGCAAGGTTAGGGAACGACAAGCTAATATACGTGAGTTTATAAGTGAGACTGGTAGAACAAGAAGAAGTAATCGTGAGCAGTTAGCGATAAATAATCCAAATGTTGGAGGAGGAAATAGGTTATGACATTCAAAGAATTATTTCCAACGTTCATAGCTGGAACGCCAATCAAACGAAAGGTTTGGCGAGGGTATTGGGTTTATAAATATGGAAAAATCGAAATCCACGCAAAAACGGGTGAGGTAATCGACTTTCAAGATACAAAGGACATTCTTTTTACCGTGAGTGGCATTCTTGAAGATGATTGGGAAGTTGCTACAAATGAAAATTGCGATATTGAAGTTAAAGGGTGATTTAGATGAATTTCGAACAAGCATTAGAAAATTTAAAGCAAGGTTGTAAATTAGGTAGAACTGGTTGGAATGGAAAAGGTATGTTTGTTGTTTTCCAAAAAGGATATCCTCAGGGGATCCCTTGTAATAAGCAGACAGCAGAAGCGTGGGGAATGAAAGAAGGGGAATTGTTTAAGTGTGAGCCGTATTTGCAAATTAAAACAGCACAGGGGTCTCATGCTATGTGGGTTCCGTCAATAAATGATGTACTAGCAGAAGATTGGGAAGTCGTTGAATAACGGTTATTTTTTGTGCCTTTTATTCGGCAAGGCGTTAAAGAAACGAAAGGACAAATACCCTTATGGGAGGTTAAAAACGATGGAAAAATATATGAAGGTTAATCAACCGACCTCAAAGGTTGAAGGTGAGAAGTTTTTTATTCCTATGAAGCTACGACATTTTAGCGAACCGACAGAAGGACAGGGCGACCAGCAAGCCGACAACCAAACTGGGGGAGATACACAACAACAAGAGAAAACAGACGTTCAATCGGGTACTGGTGACCAGCAATCACAAGAGGGAAAGACATTTACTCAAGAAGATGTCAATAATCTCATTGCTAAAGAAACTCGCAAGCAGCAAGAAAAACTGCTAAAGCAACTCGGTGTTGAGAATTTCGAAAATGCCAAGGAAGGGATGGAAAAGTTCAAGGAATGGCAAGAGTCGCAAAAGACCGAACAACAAAAGCAAGCAGAGCGGTTACAAGAGTTAGAAACTAACTATTCTACGATAAGCGAAGAGAATACTGATTTGAAGGCACAAATTAGTGCTATGAAATCGGGGGTTCTCGCTGAATCAGTAGAGGACGTTGTGACACTAGCTAAAACAATGGTTAGTGACGACATGGATATGGATGCTGCCATTGCAAAAGTCGTGGAAAAGTATCCGCACTTCGCACAGCAACAACAAGAAGAACAGGAAGAGAAGCCGTCATTTTCAAAAGGCCAGCACCAAAAGAAACAAGAGACGCAAGTGGAACAATGGTTAAACGCATTTAAATAAAAATTAACAGGAGTGATTTGATATGCCACCAGTAAACTATGCTGAAATGTACCAACAAGCACTACAACAAAAATTTTCTCAAGGGTTAGCGTTTAGTGCGCTTTATGCTTCACCAAACAACGCTAACATCCGATGGACGAGCGCAAAGACGATTCAGATTCCTAATATCACAACAGGCGGTTTTGTAGATGTCGATCGTGATGTGATGGGGAACTACACACGCCGAGTGGATAATCAATGGATCCCGAAAACGCTTGAACATGATCGTGAGTTCAAAACACTTGTCGATCCGCAAGACGTTGATGAAACAAACATGGCGCTTACGATCGCTAACATTACAAGAGTGTTTAATGATGAACACAAGATTCCTGAGATGGATAAATACATTGCATCAAAGTTATTCGCAGAGTACACAGCTTACGGAGAGGCAGTGAATACTGAGGTTGTAACAGAAGCTACAGCTTTAGCGATTTTTGACGACATGATGGAGGAAATGGACGAAGCAGAAGTACCGCAGGAAGGTCGTATTTTATATGTGACGCCTGCTGTCAAAAAAGTATTAAAGAATGCTGAAAAGATTCAACGTACTTTAGAAGTGAAAGGCGAAGCGTCGGCTATCAATCGAAATGTGCGTTCGCTTGACGAGGTGACACTCGAGACGGTTCCTTCTAGCCGCATGAAAACTCTTTATAACTTTACTGACGGTGCGGTTCCTGACCCAGCTGCACGACAAATTAATATGATTTTAATTCATCCAATTGCAGTCATTACTCCGCAAAAATATGAGTTTGTTTCTTTAGATGAACCTAGTGCTACCACGGGCGGAAAACACTTGTACTACGAGCGGAAATATTGGGATGCATTCTTAATTGAGCAAAAGGTAAAGGGTGTAAAGTTTAACGTAGAACCTGAACCAGCACCAGCGGGATAAATAACTTAGGAGGGCTTCGGCTCTCCTTTTAACACAAAGGAGCGATATCATGCCAAAAGTAAAAAAGGGTAATCGTATTTTAAACGTTGATAAAGACCGTGTTGAATCATATCTTAAGCAAGGGTATGACGAGATTGACGAGTCGGGAAAAGTGGTAAAACACGCAACAGGTGGAAAAAGCGTACCTGTAGGCGAGTATAACAAGCTGTTAGAAAAGTTAGCTGAGTTTGAATCTGCTAATACGGAAGAGTTAAAAAACGAAATTGCAGATTTAAAAGCAGAAGTTAAGAAACTGAAAGCAGAGAATACAAAACTGTTAAACGAGAACAAAGCGCAGCAAGAAGCAAAAAAGTAAGGGGATGATTTAATTGCCTTACATTACAGCTGAGTATTACAAGTACGAATATATGGGCGTAGAGGTTAGCGAGAACGACCTGACACGTTTTATTCAGCGTGCTTCTGATGTGATCGACCAAGTAACAAATTATGCTATTGACGATTTTGAGAACCTGCATCCATTTGTACAAGGGCAAGTCATGAAAGCTACCGCTGCGCAAGTTGAGTTTTACCAACTCAATGGCGGTACGGATATATCCGTCACGGGCGATGATGCGACTGGTGTAGCAATCGGTAAGTTTTCTTATGGAGGCGGTAACAGACCGGCTGGTAATGCTAATACAACGATAGCTGCTAATCTAGTTGACTACCTATTGCCGACTGGTCTTTTGTATAGTGGGATCGGAGTGGTTGATAGTGCGTATTAAGCCTATTCCGAGAAGGTTCCTCATTCACTCAATCGAATATGAAGAATTTGTGAGAGATGGCTCGTTTGGTGAAGAATTTGCACCGAGTGAAACCATCTCTTTTGTATTGGTTCAGCCTAAATCAGAGTTAAAACGAGACTCGAATGGTGAAGAGGTTCAGGTGCAGGGGGTTATCTTCCTAGACGCGGTTAATACACCGAAATTTAAACGGTTGAGAGAAAAGTCGAAGGTGAAATTCAACGGCAATGATTATCGCATTGTCGCTTGTGATGCGCTTTATGCGTTTAAGTCTAATACGCCACACCATTACGAGGTGGACATTCGATGACAAGACAAAGAGTGAGAGTAACAATAGATACGAAGAACATTGCACCGAAACTTAAGAAGGCATCTGAAAGGGCTAGATTTTTAGTATCGCAACAAGTCTTAAAGGATAGCAACCGTTTTGTACCGTTCGACACTGGTAACTTAAGAGATAGCAGCATCCGAGCCTCGAATTTTGATGAAGGTCAAATTGCGTGGGATACCCCCTATGCCCGTAAGCTGTATTTCGGGGTGAGAATGAATTTTTCAAGGGATAGTAATCCAAGTGCAGGACCTTTGTGGTACGAGAGGGCACGCGCAGCTCACTTGCAGGGGTGGATAAACGTCGCTAAACAGGCGGTGAATAATCAATTATGACGAAAAGGTTTTAACGCTGAACCGATAATCAGCGTCTTTATTTCAAATACATTATTAGGATAGGGAGGGAAGTTAATTGTTGGTCAAGCAAAAGTTATCTCAAGATAGGGTGAAAAAAATTTCACTTAACATGGATGGCGATAAACCTTGTTGCTTCGGAAAGATAGAAATAAATGGTCTGACAATGGGAGAGGGCATTATATCAGTGGAATTTAATCTAGTAGCAACTGAACGTCCAGAAATCATTGTTGAATATAGCCCTTACGGAATAACAACCGAAGTGAGTGACGCGTTAGGTCTAGAGAAAAAAGATCGTGAAAAAGGTGAATAATCAATTATGACGATGGACTTTTTAGAAAGGCTAGTTCTTGATGTGTTAGATAAGCAAGGATACTACGCTAGGGTTGTATCGCCGACGCTTGTAAGTGGTAACAGTATCGCCGTTACGGTCATGCCTGCAAGAGATCACCGTCACTATTACGACGGGTCAAAGGATCAAGGTTTCGCCTTTCAAGTGATGACGAAGCACGAGAATCAGCTAGAAGCTTACCAAACACTATTGCGAATCACTAGCCTGTTAAGCGGGATTAACGACATACCAAGCAATAATGGCAGTTATGACTTTTGCGGAATTACGATAACAACCGATCCTAATGTAGTTGGGCAAGATGAGAGGTATTACATTTATGGCGCTCAGTTTAGCGCGGAGTTATATATTAAAGGAGTGGTAAACAATGGCTAAAGTAAAAAATGCTTTAACAAGTTACTTTGTGGCCCCAATCCCAACAACAGGGGAACCTGAGTATTTGGAACTCGCAAAATGGATTACAAGTGTGACAGACGATTCTGACGAAAACTCAGAGGAAACAGGATACTATGATGGGGATGGAAACCCTACCACAGAAGTTATCTCACGGTCTGAAAGATATTCGTTTGAAGGTGTGTACGATGATGAAGATCCTGCAATGAAGTTTATAAAGGGGTTAAAAAGAGAAGTTGGAGAAAGTCGAAAAATCATGTTTAAAATCGTAGAACCGAACGGAACGGAGATAAAAGGTCCGGCGACAGTGACGGTTCCTATCACAAGCGGTGGAGAAGCGACAGAGTTCCCAGCCTTTAGCTGCACTATCTCGTTTGACCGCAAACCTGATGTGATAACTGTACCCTAATGCGCCCCAAAATCTAACAGTTAGTTCAGTGACAGATACATCGGTTTCGTTGGTCTGGGATGCAGTTACTGTTAGTGGGGCGACTATCGAATATGAAATTTATCGAGATGGGCAGAGTGTGGGTATGACCGGAAGTGAAATGTTTACCGATGTAGGCTTAATGGCGGGTACATCATATGATTATTATGTTATTGCTGTTTCGAGTGCAGGAAAACAATCACAACCGTCTGATGTCGTAACCGCAATCACAAATGAGGTTTAGAGAGTCTTACCAGGCTCTCTTTTTAAAACATTTACTAGGAGTGAGGATATATGGCGATTAAAATTCAAACGGAAAAAACGGTCATACCTGTGGAAATCGGTGAATTAAATTTTGAATTTAATGTATCGGACGAAGCAATCAAGAACTTACGTAAAAACGCCAAGATAGTACAAGAAGAGTTCGTAAATATAAACGATGCAGTCGATGAAGAAAAATCAGAGAAAGCGGCAAAAACAGTGCTTCAAAAAGGGTTTGACCTTCTTCTTGGTGAGGGGGCGTTTGAAAAAATTTATGCACAAACTCCTTCAATTATTTATTTGATGAAATATTTTATTCAGTTATCTGAAGGAATCGATAAAGAGTTAAAAACTCTAGGTATCGATGCGTCTCAAAAGGAGAAAGTGAAAAAATATTTAAATAAGAAATAGGTGGTAAGGATGTTTACCCTTTCTTATCCGCTAGAAAATCAGATAGAAATCGATGGAGTAACCTATCAAGTCGACATGAGTTTTGACAATATATTGCGTTTTTATGAGTTGTCAACCGATGAGGAAATTGACAAAGTCACACAAATTGAAGTTGGGCTACAAATGCTAATTAACGTAGATTTAGACTGTGACATAAGAAAGAAATCAGAGATATTAAAGCAAATTTACGAAAAGTTGATTACGAGTGGCGTAAAGGAAGAACCGGCCGTTGATATAAAGGGTAATCCAGTACCTGTTGAAAAAAAAGAAGCGCCGTATTCTTTGGTTGAGGATGCTGAATATGTGTATGCATCTTTTATGCAAGACTATGGAATTGATTTATTTGAGCAACAAGGCAAATTGGATTGGCGTAAGTTTCTAGCGTTACTGGATGGCTTGCGCGGCGATACACGCTTCAAAGAAGTCGTTGAGATACGTACAATGGAACTACCGAGCGGTAAGGGTAGTGAAAAACAACGACAGAAATTACTTAAGTTGAAGGAAGCTTACAAACTAAAAAACAAAAAATAGGAAACTTTTACCTATGTTTATTGAAATGTTTAGGTTTTCCTCTATAATTAACCGTATAGAAGATAAAGGGCGGTGATGTTATGGGGATTATGGATTTATTTAAGTCTAAAGGGTTTGTTATTACAGTAACAAATGGACAGATCGGCAATAAGAAAGAGTCGTCATATGCAATTGAATTCACTAACGATAAAGGAATAGTTAAAGTTAAGAAGAGAAACTATTATTTCCTTGGTTTTTCAGAAAAAACTTTATCCGAAATGAGCGCAGCCAAAACACTGTCTGGTGCGGCAATCGGAACTTTTTTCGCCCCTGGGATTGGAACATTAATTGGAGGGGCGATAGGTGCAAAGAAGAAAAAGAAAACAACCTACACTATGGCTTTTATGGATGTTGAAAGTAAAGAAAAATTCATGGTTGAGGCAAACCTTTTTGCGGCATCAGAAGCAGATTTGAAGAAACTTGAAGCTCATCCTATAGCAAAAGAGGCTACTCTAAACGAAGAAAAGCCGACTGTATCAAAAGTGGATGAGATTAGAGAGTTCAAGAAATTATTGGATGAAGGGATTATCACTCAAGATGAATTCGATAAGAAGAAAGCGGAATTGTTAGGTTAATGAAATACGAAAGTTAAGGTCGTTCCTATAGGGGCGGCTTTTTTGTTGCCTTAAAAGGCGGTGGATATATGAAAGAATTTCGATGTAAAAAATGCAATAGATTATTAGGAAAAGTTAAGGGCATTGCCGAGATTAAATGCCCTAAATGCGCAACGGTCAATACAGTAAAAGACCGTTAGAGAGCCATCGAGCCCCTGTGCGAATGAAACGACTTGCATGGGGGTGAATTGTGCAAAATGGCAGACGGAAGAGTAGTTATTGATGTCATGCTTGAAGATGGTTCGGTAGCCAAAGGCGTTGCTGATTTAGACAAGCAGCTAGGTGGTCTTGGCAAGAGTGGGGAACAGGCTTCGCTAGGGCTAGGGAAAATAGTTACAGCTCTAGGGCTTGTCGCACTAGGAGCAAAAGCTATTGGCATGGTTAAAAACTCCATCTCATCTGCGTTTGGTCGTATCGACACAATGGAATCCTTTGAGCGTGTTATGACTGTTATCACAGGTAGCACAGAGGAAACGAACAGAGCATTACAACGAACGGGTGACATTGTGACAGGAACAGGGTACGGATTGGATGTCGCCGCTAAAGCAGTACAAAACTTCGTAACAAGGGGAATAGATGTCGATAAAGCTACAGACCGAATTGAAGCTTGGGGGGATGCTGTAGCTTTCTATGGTGATGGTTCAAATGAACAGTTTGCAAATGTAACGGATGCACTAGCCAAAATGTCGACAACGGGTAGAGTCCACATGGATCAGTTAAACAGGCTGTTCGATGTGGGGATTGATGCGGTTGGAATGTACGCAAAAGCGACTGGTCGGGATGCGGAATCCGTTCAGAAAGATTTATCAGCAGGAAGAATTACCGCCGAAGAGTTTATCGATACGGTAACCGAAGCAATGATGGAAGGTACAAACGGAGTTGTGAAGATTGCAGGTGCAGCTAAAGAAGCAGGGGCTTCTTGGGGAGCTTCATTTGATAACATGCAGGCAGCTGTTACTCGTGGTGTCGTAAACATCATCCAAAAGATTGATGAAATGTTAACGTCAAACGGACTGCCGACTATGCGTGATATGATTGCAGAAAACGGTAGATTATTCGAGAGAGTCCTGAATTCAATCGCTGATAACATTCCTGCTGTAGTAGAAAGAATCAAGTCTATTTATAACGCACTCGAACCATGGCTTCCTTTAATAAAGGCTGTTGCCGCTGGTGTAGGAGCGGCAATACTTGCATTTGCCGGTCTTAATTCAGCAAAAAACATTGTGGAAAATTTAACCCAATCTTTCGCAGTTTTAAATAAAGTTTTAAAAATGAATCCATGGGTATTAGTGGTTGCCGCTGCAGTAGCTGCTGTTGTTCTTATCTATCAAAATTGGGAACCGATCAGCGGGTTCTTCATCAACCTGTGGAACTCAATTAAAGAAATTACATTGACGGTGTGGGAATCTATTAAAGGGGTCTGGCAAGCCACAGCGCAATGGTTCACCGATTTATGGGCAGCTACAGTTGAGTTTTTCACATCTATATGGTCCGGGATTGTGGATTTTTTCTCTTCCTTGTGGCAATCGATTGTTAAAATTGCAACGAGCGTTTGGGATGTTGTTGTTGAAAGATGGAATGAAGTCGTAACTCATGTAAAAACAATTTTTAGTCCGCTTATCGATTTTTACGTGACGATGTGGGAGACGATCTCCAACAATGCTAAGCAGTATTGGAATAACATCAAAAGTATGTTCGATACAGTATGGAATAACATTCGAATTGCAGCTAAGGCAGCGTGGGAATTGATCAAGAATGTGATCTTGGGTCCTATCCTTTTATTAATCAACCTTGCAACGGGCGACATGGAGAGTTTTAGAGAAAACCTTCGTGCAATATGGGGTAACATCAAAAATGCTGCCTCAACGATTTGGAACGCCTTAAAAGACTCTGTTGTTACGGTTGTGAAAACTCTCATTAGCAATGTAAGGCTTGCGTGGGATACATTCAAAGTTTACATTTCAGGGTTATGGACAGCCCTTTTGAGAACAGCAACAAACATCTTTGAGAATATCAGAGCTTCAGTTCGAGAAAAAACAAATCAAGCAAAGTCGACGCTGCAATCGATATGGAACTCTGTAAAATCCTTTTTTACTGAAACTTTAACAAGGATGTGGAACACCGTTCAGCAAAAGTTTCAAGATATCGTAAACGCAGTTAAACAAAAGATGAATGAAGCCAAGCGAAACGTAATCGAAGGTTGGAATGCTGCTATGGAGTTTCTGCGCGGCATTGACCTTGTGCAGATAGGGAAAGACATCATACAAGGGCTGATTAACGGAATTAAAGGGAAGATAGAGGACGTAAGACAAGCAATCACAGATGTTACCGATGCAATTACAGGGAGAATCAAGAGCATCCTGCAGATCGCCTCTCCGTCCAAACTCATGAAGCAATTTGGTAATTGGGTTGGCGAGGGTCTAGCGATCGGTATGAATGATACAGTCACAACGGTGAAGAAGTCGTCTGATAAACTAGCCGCTGCGGCCGTTCCTGATCTTAGACAAGAAATAAAGGCGACCGAGTCGCAACTAAGAGAATTGAACAGAGTCATTACCGATGAAAATAATAAAACATCACGTGACCGCTTGAATGCAGTTCAAAATTTCATCGATAACAAAAAGAGATTAGAATTAATCTCGACACAAGATGAAATCGCCTATTGGCAAGAAGCAGTTCGACAATTTAAAAGCGGAACAGAAGAAAGACGAGTCGCTGCGCTCGCATTACGGGATGCGAAGCGCAACATTGATCAGCAGATGTTCAACAGTGAAAAAGCGTGGATTGAAGAGAAGAAGAAGTTGAACGAACTC